ACGACGCCCAGCTCTTCCGTACGCGAATTTTAGAACTCCGTCCGCTACCCGGATGGATCAACATTCAGCAGGCGGCAAAACGCGCAGGGCGTACCCGCCCCGCGCTCACGAGCTGGGCGAGAAACCGCGATATCCCCTTACGTGAGTTTTGGGCAAGCCCTAAGCCGCCGCAACTCTACATTCATCAACGAGACTTAGAGCGCTACTGCGAAACGAGAGCCGAGCTGTAATGGACTGCCCAACGTTAAAAACCGACAAAGACGAAAAAATAGCCGACCTAGCCCGCGCCCTCTACCTAGCCGACCAAGAAGCGTTAGAGGCATTTGAACTAGAGGACGAAACAGACGAATTTGAAAGTCCCCTTAACGAGGCGTACGACGCGCTGATGGCAGCGCTGAGAATGGAGAGCGAGAATGGCTGATTATCAACCGTCCGAAACCGAAATCAGAGAGAGTCTTGAAACGGCAGAAGATTACCTGGAAACTTACGGCGACGGCTCAGGTTTTAACTGGTTCGACTTTGACCCGCGAATTGTGAAATGGGCGATAGCAGCCGCAAGAGAGAACGCCGAACTTAAAGCTGAGTTAACAGACGCCATCCGTGACTGTGATATTAGAGACGCGCAGCTAGCAGGGTTAAAAGTCGAGCTTGCGGAGGCGCAGGGTGAGCGGGACTTGCTGACAGAAAAAACACTTCAGCAAGACATTTTTGTAAACGAACTCTACGAACATCACAAAATTAGCGTAGTGGATTTACGAGAATATCAGGAGCTGGGTTCGTCAAGTACCCCCGGCTAAAGCGCGGGGGCTTGTAAATGCGAGGTAACATGTGCCGACTTAGACACAACACGCTCTACAATAGGCCACTTGATGTTGGCCTTAGCTACGACACCGCCCCCAGCACGCCGGAGATGGAAAATGGATAGCGAAATGCTGGACAGGCTCGAGGTGTGGCGCCGAAATACCCTAAAACTCAGCAACAACGCCGACCAGGTTGATTTGGACTTGCTAATAAATGCCAGGCGTGATTACCGTTTAGCCCTGGATGCAGCCTTACCCGAGCTTTTAAGCGCCGCCCGCGAAAACATCGTCCTCAAAAGCGAGCTTGCGGCGGCAGAGGGGGAGTGAGGGGCGTCAACGGCAAAAAACGACAGCGCTTAAAACGTGAACGGCGGGAAAAAGAAGTTGAATTTAGAGCGTGGGTTGACAGCGTAAATGCTCAGTTTGAGAAGCTGATAGCTGTCGAGAAAGCGAAGCAAGCCGATGGCTAATTACCCCGACGCTTCGCATTTATCCGCCAAAGCCCAAAAACGCAACGCAGACATTCTTAGAGCCGACGCCGAGCGGGGGAAGGGCGAGGGGGGTGCGGCTAAAGCGAGACAGCGAAAAGCTAAGCCCGAAAAAGAATTACACGATGAAATCGTCTCACGGCTGCAAGAACTCGGTTACAAAGTCGCTTATTTCAGACCGGCGAAGGTCTTGCGCGGTGGCGTTGAAAAGTACGAGACGCCCATAGGGGGGGATGGAAAAGGCTATCCCGATATCACGGCGGTCGGGCATAATCGCGTCTTAGTGCTCGAGCTGAAAAGTGAAACCGGCACGGTCAAACCCGAACAACTTAATTGGCTTAGGGCTTGGCAAACAGTACCAGGCGCAACGGTCATGGTCGTCAGGCCGTCTACTTGGAAAGATTTGGAGCCTCTACTTTGAACACTTTTCTTTCAAACTTACAGAAACACGGTTTTGAAAGCCCACGTGTTTCAACCGTGGGATGAAAAAGGCGCTGAGCGATAGCGAATGGAGGCGGTCGGCGTGAGGAAAATCCGAGACTTTGAACCCAAGTTTGGCGAAGGGGTAAGCCTTTTTTATCTTTACCGACATTTCAAGGGCAATGTGTACGAAGTTTTAGCCTTTGCCACGAGCGCTACGGACAATAGCGCCCAGGTCGTTTATCGCGAGGTGGGAGCTGTTGGTAAATATCCCTGGGTACGTCCAGAAGCCGAGTTCTACCAGGAAGTCAAAAATGATGAGGGTGTGTTCGTGCGGCGTTTTGAGGTTGTCAAAACTATCTAAACCATAAATTCAGCCTCGAGACCTACCACGAGCCTCGAGGCTGACGACCGCACCACGTAAACGAGTTTACCCCGCACCTGGGAGTGATTTTGACGCAGACACCCGATCAACGAAGTGAGTACCTTACAAGACATCTCAGCAACGCTTTATTCGAGAAACTCTCGCAAAATAAATGGCATCATGTGCCCGTAGGGGAAGTTCCGCCGTTTAGAATCTATGGTGCCGGACAAGCGCCCGACCGACCTGACAAAAACCATCTTTACAGCTACGCGTGGCTTGCGACGGTGAGTTTGTCGGTACCCCGTTTGATGCTCCCGATGCACGCGATCTTTCTGGACGAGGCTATCTATACCGAAGTGCTAGGGCAGTTTACAGTGCAGACGCAATACGACTGGAATATGCTTGTGGATTCAGGTACGAAACGGCTTTACTACGTGCAGGACGGTCGTCTAAGGCGTAACACCACAGTCAAACCGCTACTACACAGCGTCGGGATGGCTTTTATAGAACGATTGCGAGAGATGAAACTCATCGTTCCGGTAGAGCGGCTTGATGCTAAGGAGATGTACGATAGTCACCAAGAGCAGCTTGTTCTGGCTAGTCTTCGGGGACGTTGACGGGGTAAAAAAGGTGTGCTACTCTCTTATTAGGTAAAACTAACTAATTTTCTAACCACAAGCCTCGGCGCTCTTCGGAGTGATCGGGACTTTTCGTTTTGGCTCGAGGTAAATATGCAAATCCTAAATGAGGCTACCGAGTTGGTGGCTATTGACAGCATTAGGCCGCACGAAAGAAACGTTAATCAAGCCGATCTGGGGGCAATCATCGGGAGCCTCGAGGCTAACGGCTTTGGGGCAGCGTCGTGGTGCAAAAGAGCACGGGCCAAATCCTAGCAGGGTCACACCGCTGGAAGGCCATGCTTGAAAAGGGTGCCACTGAGATACCCGTCACCTGGGTAGACGTTGACGATGACGCGGCCCTAAGGATCATGCTCGCGGATAACCGGACGGCCCGGTTAGGTCATGATGACGACGCGGCGCTCGCTGAGCTGCTTAAAGAGTTGGCGGATGATGGCGGACTCGAGGGATCCGGGTATGACAATGATGATTTAGACGAACTGCTAGCTGACCTGAACCCCAACTTTATGCCGACAGATGAGGAGCCGCCACGACTAGACCAAAAAGCGCCGATAACTTGCCCGAGCTGTGGCCATGAGTTCACGACCTGAGTTAAAGCTAGCCTGGTGCAGCCATGAGGCGGCTAGGTATGCCGTAGAGCATTGGCATTATTCCGAGTCGCTTCCCACACCTCCGCTTACTAAAATCGGCGTGTGGGAAGACGGTGCTTTCATAGGCGTGATTATCTATAGCCGGGGTAGTACCAACAATCTAGGTAAACCTTACGACTTAAGCATTATTGAAGTGTGTGAGCTAACCCGTGTAGCGCTGTCAAGCCACAAAACGCCGGTTAGTAAAATGCTCGCTTTCTCGCTCAAGATGCTTAAGTCGTCGGCACCTGGGCTCCGTTTGGTTGTTTCGTTTGCCGACCCAGAAGAAAAACATCATGGCGGTATATATCAAGCTACGAATTGGATATATGGGGGCCAGAGCGTTGCTTATGACAAGTTTATAGATGTTAAAGGCCGAGTATGGCACCCAAGGCAAGTAAGTTCAAGCGGTTACAAAAAAATGTATGGGGAATACCGTAAGGTGCCCAAAATCGGTGAGTGTCAAAAGCTGAGAGTAGTGGGCAAACACCGTTACCTCTACCCCCTAGACGCCGCCATGCGCGAACAAATTAAACCTTTAGCCAAACCTTACCCCAAGCGCACCTAAGCGCTTACATGCGTGTAAAGCAAGCCTATGCCTCTCCCGAGGTACGCTTTTATGCGTTAGTCGTGTGGACGAGTTTAGGTGTCCTGCCTAAACTGGAAGTTCGACTCTTACCCTAACGCTCCACTCTTACAAATTGACATTCATAAAAAAGAAAGGGGCCGAGCATGTCAATAACCGCGAAACAATACGCTGACGCAATACGTGAAGCGAGGGGCATCGTGAGCGTTGCAGCTCGTCGCCTGGGTTGCACGCGCCCAGCTATCTACGCCGCAAAAAACAAGTATGTAAGTGTTGGTGAAGCGTTCGACGAGGCTCGAGAAGCCATGACCGACTTTACTGAGGGGAAGCTGTACAAAAAGATAAACGATGAGGACGCCGCCTCTATTTTCTTCTACCTGAAAACGCAAGGCAAAAAGCGTGGCTATGTTGAGAAAGTTCAAGTTGAGCATGTAATCGCGCAGGAGGTCGAGGCTATGCTCGAGGCGATCGGCGCATTAGTAGACGGGGCAACTTATGACGCAATCCTCGCAGGTTTATCGGAGCGTGGCAGCCCGGTTACAAGCGAAACGTCACGCGCCCTTAACTGAGACCCGCCCGTTATGGCGTGATATTGCCAGATCCGAACAGCTACCGCCCGAGGGCGAATGGCGTATCTGGCTGGTGCAGGCGGGCAGAGGCTTCGGTAAGACCAGGCTAGCGGCTGAGTGGATACTCGAGCGTGTCCGTAGCGGTAAGGCTAGGCGCATCTCGCTCATAGGTTCAACCGCAGCTGATACCCGAGACGTGATGATCGAGGGTGAGTCGGGCATCCTGAACATTGCCCGCAATAATGAACGACCGCTCTATGAGCCGTCTAAACGCCGCCTAACGTTTC